ATGCAAGAAACACAAGAAATAATAAACATGTTGAATTCGATGGGTGGTCATATAAACAATGGCGCAAATTATATATGGCCTTTGCTTGTAAAGGAGGCTTTTACCTCTGGCATAATATCGATTTCAATTTGTATATTTTTAGAAATAATAACAATTTATTGGATATGGCAGACTATAAAATATATTCGTTATGAAAATGCAAGGGTTTGCAATGCAAGCTATTGTCAAAAATATGGTTCTGAGGATTGCACGCATAAAGATAGTTATGCCTATTATATGATACTTTTTGTGCTAATACTCATCAGTATTGGGATATTAATTTTTTTAGCTGAAAATATAAATACTATAATAAATCCAGAAGTTAGCGCATTAAAAGATATAATAAAAAAACTTAAGTAAATTGGAAAAAAACCACGATGTATAGATCGTGGTTTCCAAAAAGCATTAAAATATTTATGCCTAATGCTTTTTATTGTTAAATTCTAAACAAGGATGTGCAGGGATTGCCTCAAGCCTTCCAAAAGCTTGAGTTGGTTAATGAGGCTTCCAAGCCCACTTAAATCTATCAATATTTTGCAATTATTGCAATAAAAAAGCCGCTAATACTGTGAAATTGCAGAGCCTGTTAACAATTATCAATATTAGCGGCATCCTATAAACTCTCTAGCTCTCTCTATGACTAGATAGTTACTTAAGGACCCTCTCAAACGTCAATGTCTAAGCCTTGAAGTATAATTTATATAATATTTTAATGGCTACAAGATGTCACTATTTTTTTATTAGCAAGCAACTATAATCCATCCGATTTCTAGAGTTGTCATGGGACGTTTTTTTTACGTTTTACCTCATATAGTTATTAATTAGAAATAATTTGAGGTAAATGCTGCATGTTATACAAGAGGATAGTAAGGCCACTTATACCCTTATAACTCTCTGAAAATTGTAAAAATTAGAAGGGGGGGTATTTTTAACCAATTGATTTTTAAAGGGAAAATACAGAAAATAGCAAGGGGGTATTATCTTTCGCTTTTAATTTTAAAAGGTTGCTTCTTCCCCACTCTGAGTCAAAAAAATTGGCATAGTCCTATGGGTCATGCCAACCGCATTATGCCAATTATTTGTTGGCATAGTCCTGTGGGTCATGCCAAAGGAAGCGTGCTAAAACTCGAAACAAAACGTTTCCGACCATTTCCCTGACGTCAGGGAAATGGTTCCCTTAGGCTCAGGCAGCTTAAATGAGAAGGGGGAAAATGAGAAATAGTAAAAACGCCGATATGGACTAAAGCGGGTTCCATAGCCATCTTAGATCTCCTCGTTATGTTAGCCTCATTTAACATATGACGAGGAGATCTAAATTGGGATTTTCTTGATCCAGTTTTGATTCAGACCAATTCGAATATTTTAGATCAAAAAAGGATCAAATATATTAGTCTATATATACTACTAATTTTATTCATAGTGATTTACAATTCGGGGACAAACAGAATTTATTGAACGAATTTATTGAACGAAAAATCCTAAATTTCCCTCCCCAAAATGCGCAATTCCTAAATTCTCAAAAACATCGTTTAAATGCCATAGAATCAATTATTTTAAATAAGAGCCACTCTGGTACTAAATCAATAATAAAATGCAACAGCGTGTAAGTTACGAGCCTTAAATCGCATTCTTGAAACATATTTTAGCAAAGTCATCTATATTTTGGAGTATGTCTCCATTTTTTTCAGCATCCCGCAAACTTTTCAGAACCGCCCGCACAAAAACGGCACGGAAGCCGTCTGGGTCTGCCTTGGCGAGCAAACAATCCATGTGCCAAAAACACACAACTTTGTCAACGCAGAGCTTTGCGATATTGGCGTCTGACTCACTAACCATGGGGTTGCACATCGATTTTGAATAATGCGATTCGCGGTCAGAAAAGTAAGTACATTTTTCAAATTTATCAAATTTTGATGTGTTTTTTTGAGCCAGATTTTTACACTCTGCGGCGAGCTGCCAGGCTGCTGGCATATGGCCTTGTCCTCGGTTATATCTCACCCAATTTTTGAGAGCTTGCCCAATAATTTCCAGGTCATATTTTAATGTTTGCTCAATACATATGCTGTAATAATCATCGTTTAAATTTTTGTCACAAAGCATCATCCGAGCCGCTGTACATATGGCTTCACTGACAAAAAGTTTCCTGTCAAAATCAGTCATTTTTATCTACTCCTTTTTCTTTTTTTTGCAATCTATCAACTAATTTTTTAACTTCCAAATCCTTACGCTGACTGTCTGTAAGTGGTATTTCTACCTCAGCAAGATACATTTTATTTTTTAAAAAATTGTGTGGGTCAGGGATAAATTGATCTTGTCCGGACTCAACCATTGCAAGCCATGACGCATCATTTTTTGCCCTGAGAAATTTTAAAATCCTCCCAATTTCTGAAACGTGATGACCAAGTCGCCATTGGTGATGAGCCATTTGTTTTTTTTGATCCGATACTTTTTTCGGGTATAGCTCCAAAAACTTGAGAAATTGGAAATCTTGAGGTGGCTCACTTGAGGAGCTTGGATAACTTAGCTGTGTGTGGCTTTTTTTTGTATGGTGTGTTTTTTCTTTTTCTTTATCTATATCTGCTTTATCTATATCTTCTTTATATATATCTAGCGAAACTTTTTGAAAAGTTTTTTTAAATAATTTCAAATCTGCATTATCCGCCTTTTGATTATTAGCCTTTGATATCAATAACTTACGGAAAGAAATCGTTATAAAAGTTACAAAGTTGTGTCGTAACTTTGAAAAGTTGTGTTCTAACTCTGCAGAGTTGTGTCGTAACTCTGCACAGTTGTGATCTAACTCTGCAGAGTTGTGTCGTAACTTTGCAGAGTTATGATTTAACTTTTCAGGTTCGTCATATATATAGAGTGTTATTTCGCCGATTTCCTCCAAGTATTTAAGGTACTCGACCAATGGTTTTGATCTAATACTAATCATATTACACCAGTCTTTGATCGGATACGTGACTGATTCTACCCCCTGATGACCCATTTTTTCCGCGATTATCTCCATAAGCATGTAGTACCGTGCATACCCTTTTAGGCCAAATTGATTCATAACTAATCGAATATTTTCATCGCGGAGGGAATTTGTGTTGTGTTTAAACCACTTCATTTTGATCTCTTTTGTGTTTTTTTTTGATAGGGGCATCGCATAGCAATTATTAAATATACTCCGTTTATGATCTAATAATTACTATGGTCTGGATAGTCATATCCTAGATATATCTGATGCGAATGCTTGGCGATGCCAAAAGATGCGGCCGTAATCGCTAAGAGTATTACGGCTGATATGATAATAGACTTCATTTTTTAACCTCCCTGTATGTTATGGAATATCCTGTTTCATTACTTATTTGCTAGCTCATCTACTGTAACGTGTCCTAATGTTGCTTTTTCAATGGCGGCATAATATTTAGGTTCAATTTTTTTAGGATGTTTTTGCCAAAATTTAATAGTCTCGGCGTCAAGATTACAGACAGCAGCAATAAAATTACGCACCTGGCGATCTGGCAATGGATGGGTTTTTATATAATCATATAATTTCATTTCTATCTCCTTTTTTTATTTTCATACTTGATCAGTTAATATCATTTACAATAATTTATATGCAATATTATTGCTCCTACCTGTGTAGTCTAATCGCTGAATAATAAATTTTTTGCAGTACATTGCCGGCTAGATAACCCACCGCATTGCAATTAATAATCCCATGGCGTATCGTTTATTTAACGCTCAATAAAAATAAAAAAATAAAATAATAAACATAAATATTAAATAATAATAAATGAGCGTTATTAATTAATATTAAGATAATTTTTATTAAAAATTTTAGGAGTGAAAAAATGCAATACAGCATTGATCTAAGCAAGATAATAATCAGACCACAAAATTACAGAGTAGAACTCTACGAAGATATAGCAATGATGATACGCACGTTATATGAGCATCATATAGACCATACATATTTAGAGATGCAGTTAAATATGACGACAAACGATATCCTAAATTGTAATTTTACTCACGAACAATATTTAAGTTTAATAAATTTATATTTCGCGACTACCAATAAACGTAAAAATATAATTTAATAAAATTTAAATAATATTTTTAAAAATCAAATAAAAGGAGATTAAAAATGGAAAAATTAATTGATTACCCAGGCTTAGTTTTAGAACGTAAAAAAGGAGAAAAAATAATAATAAACGGTGATATTATCATTGATGTTGCTGAGATAATTAAATCAAGAGTAAGACTAAGAATAATCGCCCCCAAAGGGGTATCAATAAACCGCGAAGAAATACAAATTAAAAAAGACAAGGAGAATAAAGATGTTAACACAAGCCCAAAAAGCTGAGAGACGCACCGGGATAGGGGGGTCAGACCTTGCGGCGATATGCGGGAAATCTCCATTCAAAACCGCTCTTGAGGTTTATATGGATAAGGTATCTGAAGATGCAACAGAGGATAAAATGACGTTACGGCAACGTATGGGGCATTATAAAGAGCAAATAATAGCTGATCTATATCATGAGCAAACTGGGTATCCTGTATTACACCCAGAGAATATGTATAGACACCCTGAATATAACTGGATGATAGGTAATATTGATAGATTTGCAGTTTTGCCGTCCGGGCAAAAAATAATCGTCGAATTAAAATCAACTAACGAAAGGATGTCTTATCTATGGGGGGAGGTACACACTGATGCTATACCCGACGCTTATTTGCTACAAGTTGCTCATTACTCAATCGTTACTAATATACCACGTGTTGACATTGCTGTATTAATTGGCGATGCAGATTTTAGGGTTTACACCTATGAGCGAGATCCAGAGCTGGAAGAAAAAATAATCCTTATCGAAAAAAATTATTGGATTAATAATATATTAGCCAGAATACCACCAGAGCCAACAACTTCGCAAGATATATCAAGGTTATACCCACAACATAGCCCCGAGAAAAAAATATTAGTAAATGAACCAATCTTAAAAGAATGGGAAGAATTAAATTTAGCCAAAAAAAATATAAAACTTTATGAAGAAGCAAAAAAGATTCATGAGCTAAATATTAAATCATATCTAAAAGATAATGAAATTCTGCTTAACGAATATGGGGATAAAATGGCGACCTGGAAAACACAAGCAAATACTAGGTTAGATGTTGAAAGGCTGAAAAAAGAAATGCCAGAAATATATAAGAAATATAGCTCTACAAGTAGTAGCCGCGTACTTAGATTATTCAGCGATCAGTAATTACCAATAATATACCAATTTATATTTAATCGGTAAGAAAATTAATAATTTTACCGCAATCCATTTTAACAAGCGCGAGAGTTACCAACGATGACGCAAGAAATAATAAAAACTAATCAAGTACAAATAATCGATGAGCAAAAGCAGACAAAACTATCCCCGATCATGGATATATTAGTGAGTAGGCGCAAACAGATATATTCACTCGTGCCAGATAAAAAAATGGTAGATAGGATGCTCAGGGTGATCGCTATGGAGATTAAAAAAAATCCTAACCTCATGAACTGTAAACCTGAATCGGTATGGGGAAGCGTCTTAAATGCCGCCCAATTGGGGCTTGAGGTGGGAGGGACACGCGGGCTTTGCTATTTAATTCCATACAAAGATCAATGCCAATTTATTTTAGGATATCGAGGGATGTTAGATCTAATAGGGAGAGCAAATATATTGTCAAATATCCCCATCCCAAGAATAGTCTACAAAAATGACATTTTTAAATTGCAATATGGAGATAGCCCAAGATTAACACATTTACCAGCGGATGATGATCGGGGAGAAATTAAAGGCGCATATGTGGTTTTTGAGCTTAAAACAGGCGGCAAAGCATTTGATTACATGTCGATCGAAGAGATATATCAAATACGCGACAAGTCTCCAGGGTATGCGTCCAGTAAATCAGCTTGGCATACTGACCCAACTGCCATGATTTTAAAATGTCCTATTAGGCGCATATTTAAGTACATCCCGACTAATCCGATGTTACAACATGCTATAGGATTGGATGAGGCTGCAGATTATGGGGGGCAAAATAACGCAGATGTCCTCGAAGATTTAGGGGGTATTGAATCAGTCGATCAAAAAAACAAATCCAGCAAATTGTCTGAGGAATTAGTTATATGAACATACAGACATACATGACTATCTAAAATTGAAGGAAGAATAAATGAATCTTGAAGATTACAAAAACACTGTAGAGACTTTTGGGATATTAATATCCAAAAACCAAATTAATACAACAGATAAACCGTTAAGTAAATTATCAACGATATATAAAAATGATTTGTTGCTGGCATTTTTTGAAGATGAAGAAATTAGTAAAACTCTGATTTCGTATTTTGGCTTTTCCCATGTACATCCTAATATACAGCGTTGTGTATTACTTGGGTATAAGCCCAGTTCGCCAGAATATCCTGGCACTCCGGAAGAAATCTGGGAAGAGTTTTATGGTGATATAGATGATATTTTCCAAGATTATTGTGAAATATTATCTGATCCTAATAAATAAAATTAAACACACACATAGGGGAACAAAATGGAAAACACCGAAATAAACACAGCCATATTAGATATGTCTTTTAAAAAAAATACCAGTTTAAAAAATTATCTAATTAATATGGAGCATATTAATGATGATATGCTAAACATATATGCTAAGGGGTACACTGATTCGATCATGTCCTCGATTTTTTTGCTCAAATTAACAAATGCAATCATGGAATCATCCTATATAGATGATATTTTAAATCTGTCAGATGATCTAAAAATAAAAGAAATCTACGATAAATCATGCGGGGAATTTCAAAAATCAAATGTCCTATTAGTCTATATAAACGGATACTTAAAAGGCACTGAAGAAACAAAAAAATATTACCAAGGGGGCGGAAATAATGAAAAATAAAGAACTCTGTGCTTTTAACGGAGATGTAAATATAAAAAACAATATATTAATCCAACTCAAAAATCATTATGACAATAAACAAATAATAAAGTCACGTGGATTTGACAATGAAAAAGGAGGTGGTGCAATCGAATGTATTATACATGAGGAAGCATATTATAAATTGCAGACTAATCTTGGCATTCCATTAACATTAGGATATGTTATTAATAATATATACCATGGATTACAAGATAAATATTTATCTCAAAACCTACCATTTAAATTTATTGAGTCAATTTGTGTTGGCGCAGATTTAACGCTTGTTTGGCCAAAATTTGCGCTATGGTTAATCAAAGATGAAAAATATGGATTTTCTAAATTTTTTAAATCATCCAGGAAAAAAAATGATTTAATAACCTATGTGATAAATCTTTATGACCGGGTTATTAAAAATGATAATATAAATAACGATGAATGGCAGCACATAAGTGATATGTGTTTTGAGCATGCTTCTAAGAGCGATGATTTTTTTTATAACCTATATTATTTAACTTATGTGTATGCCTATCCTTATGCCGACAAAAAAATGTCATCCAATAAGCTGATCAGAGATTCCGACTTTGCCGCAGGTTATGTTTGGAGCCATAGGATATCAGCTCTCCATAAAAAAAATGGGGAAATTATTAATTTAGATGATGTGTACAATCTCCAAATGTCTGAATTACTTAGGTTGATATCATTATCAAAAAATTAGACCATGATATATATATATTTTATAATTATAAAGAAATTGTATCGTAGTCCGCAGTTTAATAAATAAATTTAAATTTAGAGGAAGCAATAAAATGTCTTTAAAATATACCGTCGTAAATGAAGCTGAGCCAAATATATATCCATATGAATGCGATTCTGAAGATCAACTTATTAGATTTTTATTGCATCAATTAATTAAACTTGACAATGGTGCAAAATATAGAATATTTAGAAATGAGGAGATAGTTTAATCATGAGTTATAAATTTTCTACAAAAGACTCTGGAGAAAGAGAAAAATATCAAAATGGCATGGTAAGAGATACCCAAAAAGATAAAGATAGATTCGATCTATGCGATAAAAGTATGTATTTAAGATGGGCGCAGCTTATGGCTAGGGGGGCTGAAAAATACGGCGATAATAATTGGCGCAACGCAGCAAGTAAAGAAGAACTCGATAGGTTTAAATCATCAGCAGAACGGCATTTCATGTATTGGATAATGGGTATGGACGATGAAGATCATGCTGCCGCGACATGGTTTAACATAGTCGCGTATGAAGTGACAAAAGATAAAATAAATAAGCTTTATTTAGAATTAAAAGACAGGGAACGACAAGAAGATGAAATAAATCTCAGACCTATTGCGACTATAACAAATTATTAATTTTTTTTGAAAGCATTACTAGCCTTATATTTTTCAGGATCTGGTTTATCTGGTTCGTCTGAGAAAAATTGGGCGACTGTCTTAGAAATTGCTCCAATTATTAATATTGATAATGCTAACATAGGATAATCATTAATAATTGATGCACCACTCAATATAGTGCATATAGCTAATATGCCAGTTGATATGTTTTTAATTTTAGATGGGGTGCTTTTTTTAAATTGTGATGCCCCAAATTTATACTTTTTCATATAACCTCCCGGTTTATAAATAGCTCTATTTCGTTCAATCTTCTGTTTAGCAGCCCTTCGCTTTCGACTTTTACATTATCTTTTGTAAAAAATCTCCATCTAGGTAATTCAGAACATGCTACTATATAAGGATTTTCACTAGCATTTAATCTTTTTCTTAATTCGCTAACTTGGAAATTTGTCGCCCCAAGATTATATACAAAACTAACCAGCGCAGAAAATTGGTTGTCATTTAATTTAACGGTTAATAATTTCCGCACAGCAGCATCAGCTATTTTTAGGTCTGCCAGTAAAAAATCATCACATTCTTTTTGCGTATATCTTTTTTTTAGCTCTATGTCTTTCCCGGTGTGGCCATAGCCAACAGTTATTTTGCCGCCGATATCTCTGTAGGGGGTGAGTTTTAATCCTTCACATTTTTTTATTAATGCAATTCCAGCATCATTTAACTTCATCTGGCAAATCCTCCTTTGTCAATATGCCATTGCGGATAAGGTATCTTTCTCGATCATATCTTTTTTTTTCTAATTCTTTTATTTGTTTTAATGTCTCAATTTCTTTTTCTGCTTCGATTTTTTTTAATGATTCAGTCCGTTCAAACTCACTATCTTGATAGTGTTCATACGACAATAAAATCCCAACAGTTCCTACTATCGCAGCACCAATAAATGATAATATTTTAGGTATTTTACCCCATGTTTGATTAGCACCTTTTTCCAGATGCTCTCTTTCTTGCCGTTCTCTGTCTTTTAATTCAAGGGACGATATCCGCATTTCATGGTTATGAGTGAGAGCTTCTAGCGTTTCTCGCTTAAAATCATTTTTTTGCAGATTAATTTCAAGGCTATGAACTCGCTTGATTATATCATCTAGCGTTTTATGTATTATGTCAGTCTGCGTAACGACTGTCGTGAGGGAAGTCGATATATGGTCTAAATTATTAATTGCCTTATCCCAGCTATTGGATAATGTTTCAATTTTTAATTCGATTATTTCCGTTTTTCCGACCAAAAAAGAATAACGCTCAGTATGGTCATTCTCATGAGCGTTATTTAATGTTGACATATTTATTTCGGTTCGTGGTCTACAAAATCTACAGTAGCATCTACTATTTCTTTTAACGATCTCAAAATATCAATTGCAGGGATTGAATGTTTAGCAGCAATTTCTCCGAGTACATTCCCGATTACTGCAATTTGGTCTTCATTTATTTCAAATTTTTTCATGATTTTTTATTTCCTATTGAGCTGGGGATATAATTTGAGAATAAGCATATTTACCCCACGTTAACAATGCAGTATCCGGGTCAGTATAATTGGTTGCAGAAATTAATAAAAAGAAATCATTAGTTACAGTATTACGCCATTGCACAAAAAAACGCTGCTCCATTAATTGAGCAAAGATAGTTGGCTCGCTTATCGTTGGGTCGCGATCACAAGTAAAAACAAACGCCGATGAGGTCGTTAAAAATGGGTCTGACATATATATATCCTATTTTTATGATTAAAATTAAGAAACTAAAAATCCTGAAAAATTAGTAGAACCAATCCCTCCGGTTACTCTAACATTACTAGAAGTATAGCCACCTACTACTATTTGTGGGAATACTGTATTACCTGCCGTTAATTTAACTAATAAACTCCCAGAAAAACCCAATAACCCACCAGAAGTAGGGACACAAATAGATGGATTTACTGAGAATAAAGTATATGTCGTACTATTAGCAATTAAAGCTATTGTATATACATTATTATCTGGAACTAGAATACTATTCACAGTAACCGTTAATGTGAATTTATAATTGCCATTTACTGGTGCAGTAAATCTCCCGGTGGATGTTGAATAATTATTATTTTGATCAAAAGATATTCCATCACAAATAATATTATATACCGCACCAGCACCTGTTACCGATCCAGTCCCAGTTGATAAATAAGAACTAAAACAACAATTTTTAGGAAGGTTTAAATTCCCGGACTGTTGCATATCATATACGACTGTATTAGTTGTTCCAGTAGCGTATATCCTCATATTAGTACTGCCGGCGCGCGTCCCGATATACCAATCTGCAGTCCCACCGGTAAACAGTGCTAACTGCGCATAACCATTGGCGGAATCCCCCCGTCGTGCGTAAAACGAGCCTTCATTCGCAGTGCCGGTCAAGGTAGTGGTGGCGCTGATCACTGTGGCGGCTGACGCGCCTGTCGCGGTCAAGCTGCCGGTGGGGGTAAAGGTGAACGGAACCGAGGTGGAATTCAACTGGAAGGTAATGTTTTGTGAATTTGCTAACGTACCAATTGACCAATCTTCAACGCCACTGGTCCATAAGTGTAGTTGTGCATAACCGCCTGCTAGTGTCCCGCGATCTAAAACCACTGATGCTTCATTTCCTCCCGTAACTGAGGTGGTTATTATCCTCCAACTTGCGGAAATTGCCGACGTGCTAAGTACCGCTATACCATTCCCCGGGTCATAGAAAAACCCAGAGTTAGTATATGGAGCAGCGAAAGCACCACCGCCAAGCATAATCTGATTACTGCCAAGAAAAGCCGTGCTGGCCATCGTAGTGGTGCTGTTAAAATAAGGGATCCCGCCAGATATCCCTGCACTTAATCCAGTCCCGCCGCGCGGCACGCTAAGTTGCCCTAGCCAGCCTGCTGTTACACTTGTAGCCTGTAATAATGCAGTCGTTGGCGTGCCACCTAATGTTAAGCTCACGTTAGTATCATTAACCCGCGTTAATGCAGCACCAGTAATATCACTCCCGCTAATCGCTGACCAAACAGGGGCGGCCGATACTGTCCCCGTCCCGGTTTGTGTCAAAAATCGTTTAACCGTTGTCGTATTGCCTGCTAGCTTGGACAACGTATTTGCGGCCGACGCATATAATGTGTCACCTAGTGTATAGGTACTGATATTAGTCCCACCATTGGTAATAGGGAGTACACTCACGCTTGTCAAATTTTTGCTGGCATCTGTAAATACTATTTGTGATGGCGTCAGTGAGGCAATATTTAAGACGCCGGTGCTGTTAAACGATGCGATTTTTGTCGAAAATCCGGTATAAAACGCGATCTCAGTCGTCGAGTTAGCACTAGTGCTAGTGGCTTGTAAAAATAGGCCATTACTGGTGGTTCTGGTGCTTGACCCGCCGACGCGGAGTTGGAAAATTGATGCGCCACCGTCGCCGCTTACCGGGTTACTGCCCATCACAATCGCACCGTAGTCATGGGAGCCAACTGTGCCATTAGACGCTAATCCGGCCAATAGCAGCCCATCATTAGCAGGGGCAAATGATCGTTTGGACTGTAAGATTAATAAGGGAGTTATATTGCCTGCTCCGCCCCCACTAACATCTAGTGCAGTACCGTCATAGGTAAGATTAGCGTTAGTGGATGGCGCAACTGCTGCACCACCCCCAATAACTAATTGATTAGCACCAAGAACTGGGCTAGATGCTATTGTAGTAGTAGAGCTATAATATGGGATGCCGCCAGATGTTCCTGAACTTAATCCAGTCCCACCACGCGTAACACTAAGTTGCCCTAGCCAACCGGCTGTGATACTAGTTGTTTGTAATAATGCAGTGCTTGGCGTTCCACCTAAAGACAAAATAATATTAGTATCATTAACAGTAGTTAATGCGTTCCCAGTAATATCACCTGCGTTAATAGTAGACCATACGGGAGGAGCTGATATTGTCCCAGTTCCAGTTTGACTAAGGTATTGTTTCCCCGCAGTCGTATTGCCGGACAGTTTTGCCAAGGTATTGGGGGCAGACGAATAGAGGGTATCGCCCAATGTATAGGTGTTGATATTAGTGCCACCATTAGTAGTAGGCAATATACCACTTACTTTGGTAGTTAAATCTACTGCGTTATTATTGATTTTGATAGTGGTAATTGCATTATTGGCAATAGTTAATATGCCAGTCCCCGTTATATTTGCATCGCCACTGATTGTGTTTGTAACCCAGGCAGCGCCTGATCCTATTAGTATATTTCCTGATATAGCAGACGTATTTCCAAGATTATTGCCATTAATTTTTGATACAGTCGGATTAGGATATGTCCCGGATAAATCACCAGATGCGCTACCAGTAGGGGGATAACTTGCTGATTGAATAGCAACGATAGTAGGTAACCCGGATAAATTATCAGTTGTTCCACCGTCAATAGTTGCATAAATATGATTTGTTCCCTGCGCAATATTATCTGATGTAGTATTTTGCTGAGTATATAACAGTGTTTGGGTACGTGTTTCTTTTTTACTTGGTAAAAGTCCTGAACTATCAGATGTTTCCTGAATATCATTCCCAGATAATGTTACTATTGGGTCAAGTTCAACAATTTTTTTATTAGCCATTTTTTATACTCATTGATCATTTGTAATTCTAAACTGATCTTCATTGGTAATTCGAAAATCATTGTCATTAGTAACCCTAAAATATTCTTCTTCAGGTGGTGGGAGAATACCATTTAGAGGAATACTTTTATTAAAAGGTGAATGAATAATAGGGTTCTTAGTTATTCCACCTTTATTATTAGGCCACGGCATATAATGCTACTCCTACTTCACAAGTAGCATCACTGGTAATAAAAGAAACGGAGTCTCCACTTTTCAGATAAAGAGCTTCAGGATTTAATTCTGCAGTAACTTGTGTAAATGAACCTGTAGGGATTGCAACTGTATTATTTATGGACACCCATACAGGAGAACCAGGTTGATAATTAAAAATAGCAAATATATTCGTATAAGTGGCATCTTGCGTAGGCGGAATAACTAAAGTGTCTATTACATTTCCACTTAATAACGCTTGATAATTAGTATTAGAAAATTTGCGACCAAAACCATTAAACCCATTAATATCTCTTGTCATTTTAAAACGTGTAATCATTATATAGCTCCTAATATTTTATAACGTAATTTAAATAAACATTTTTTGTATCATTTTGACCAGTTCCAGTTTCTACCATTAAATGATACGCGTTATCTGTTGTTGTTAATGGGAGCTTAGTATATGTCCAATCGGCGGCGGAATTAAAATCAATTTCTCTGTCTGTTGCTGGAGATGGTGGAAGATTACTATATTGCTGGGTTACATGGGTATGATCGAGTAAAACATCTTTTTGATAAGAACCAATATAAGATGTTAAGCCAATCTGAGGATGGTCATAACGTGTTCCATTCCTAGAAAATCTATATGCTATATTAATATCATCAGCACCTTGATTTGACCATCCCTTAATAACCCATCCTCTTAAATCTGGGGTTGCAAAATACATCCTATTAATTGCTTTTAATGTATTTAAAAGAATTACATTAGCAGTTTGAGAAGTATTATACGTAACAGATATTAAAATAGCTGTCCCAGCAGATGGGGATACTCCAGCACCATTCAAATTATACCAAACTACATACGCTTGACCATTAGCATAAAAAGTAAAATATGAACTAGGCGGAATTAAATTACCAGCTACTGTCGTAAAAGTTGAAAGTTGGAAACCAGAAAGCACTTGCCCTAATACGTAAGTAGTATCAGTTGGACCCATATTAGTTAACATGTTAACTCTAATAGGTGTGCCACTCCCACCAGGAACTGTACCGACTCCATTAAGGGTAAACCATATTTTAAATTGCTGAGAAGGATTAGCTACCTGGATAAAAGTTGAAGCAGCAGGCGCACCAGTAGCACTTATGCTCATTAATTGTTGTGCAACCGAAGAACCGACGATTTCCCCTTGAGAAGGATTCGGAGAACTATTTACTGTTATTTGAGGACAACCAGAGCTTGAAGTTGTCCCAGGGGTGACATACCCAGATGAGTTACAAAGATACCAAGTTTTTCCGCCTGTCCCATATGTCCAACTGCTAAACCCTAATGTAGAAGGAGAAGCTTGCCCTGTACAGACAGTAGTAAAAGTAAATCCAGTTGGAACTGCGCCATCAGCAGTTGCTGTTTGTGGACCAGTCTGATTCGTGGATATAAAACCTATACCTGTATCAACTTGAGAAGCTGTAACATAAGTCTTGCCCGTACCAAACATCGCAATACCGAGGTTACCTAAACTCCCAGGAACAACAGGAGTATCTGTTAGATTCTTATATAACCTAGCATATGGGATTCCATCAGATGAATAATCATCCGTTCTATAAACTGACCCATCACATGGCAATTCACCATAACCAGGGTAATATAAAATGGTTGGAAATATTTTCCCAATTTGGGAAAGGTCAAAAGATAACCCATCTTTAGTTAATATTAGAGGCAATCCTAAATTATATCCGTTTGGGTCTGGCGTATCAGTGGTTAAAGTACGTGTAATAAAATCCCTATTGGTACTAATAGGGAATCCCTGAATATTAATATTCCCAATGACTAAAGAAAAATCAGTTAATACCCCAGTAAAACCAAAAGCGGTAGGGAACCCAATAACTATTTGTACGTAATCATCATTATTTACACCTATATTTTTCCCAACATTTGTACCAAATATAAATGCACTAGAAGAAATCTGATTGACACTTGAAAAATTGAAAGTCCCAATACTTGTAGTTACTGTTGGAGATCCTCCCGTACCAAAATATTTCAATAAATAAATAGTTACTGGAAAATCAACACTATTATCCGTAATGCCAGAAAAAGAAAAAGTATATTCTTGGGTAGTAGATGCAAATTTATTAACATCAGAAAATCTTATCCCTAAATATTTAAAAGAATCAGCAGGATTAGGAGCTGAACAATTTACACGAACTGCATAACGTGGGCTAGCACTTGGGTTTGGAACATAAGAAGGATACCTAAAAAATGTTACATTATCTTCTGAAGAACTTCCAAGTGGCCTTTCAAATGACCATCCTCCTGCTGCTATTTGTGTATAAGAAGATGTAATTTTCCCTGCGGGTGCATTTGTTAGGATATTAGCAGGGATATTGTTATGTAATAAAAATTGTCCATTTGGGATGAAATTTTGAATATCTAACCCTTCTTCTTCTGGATTAGTTGCTGTCACCCCTGGCGGCTGTGCTTCGCGTGTGAATTGTGGGACATCAGTCGAGCTAAAAACCGTTATATAATAAAGTTCAACATTCCCATTTGCATCATATGGATAACCATAAGGGATGATATTATTTCCATCTAAATCTTGAAAAGTTCCTGAACCACTTAATATAAATTGCGACCCTATATCTACATAAGAGTAATTTGGAGGGGATCCACTAAGAGAAAATACAGATTTAGGAGTACTTCGATTTATATCAGAGTAAAAATTTATTTTCCCAGCCGACAAAGGCAGCCCACTATCTTTATCAACAAAATACAGTTCAAGATCGCCAAAACTGATATACTGGAGAGCTGATGACATTTTAATATTCCTTTAAGATAGGGGGGAAATGATGGCTTTTTTATGTATAGCTATAATTATTATTTCAATAATTCATTTAGGTTTTTTTGTAACTATTAAGCTTTTATTTATGTTTGTTGGGTATTGCATGATAGTAATGATAGTACCAGCTTTTATACTTAGTGTTTATGATGTACATAAGCAAAAAAAAGACAAAAAAAATAAAAAATAACTTATTTATCACCATAAATATTTATTAATAAAGCTTTTAACGCATCTGTGGAATTTGATGATGGTTCTTTTTTAGCAGCATTGTTAATCATTCTATTTACAATAGCTTCTCTTACGGTAGGAGAATGTAGAAATTTTGATGCTCCCCTACTTAATAAACCAGCACCTATAATACCAAGTCCACCAGCGATAGGATCAGGAATTGAATCAGGGAAGAAAGATTGGCCACCAGCATAACCAGTCATAATAGGAAGAAAATATTCTGCCATTCTTTGACCAGTATGAGGATTAAACATCCTATTAAGAGAATTAGAATTGATTTTGGCTAATTCTGATATCCTATCCAGTTCTTCTCTTTCAGCAGCATTCGGGACTAATGCTTTTCTTTGTCTGGGGCCAAGTTTAGTATCACCCCAGTGGGTAGCAAGATTTAATGGATTTAAAGTACGCTTATCTTCAGCACCTTTTAAAGCACGAGATAAATAAGAATATTTTACTAAGTTTTTATCTTCTTCCGGGAGTTTATCCATTAATTTTTTAAGTTTATTGCCTTTATCGCTTGTACTACCAGTAACTATAAAATCATTAATAAGATTTTCTGCATCTTTTTGACCATTTAAATATTGATAGATATCTTTATCTAAAAAAGAAGAAAAATTATTTGCATAATTCTTTTCAGCATTATCATAAGCAGATTTTAATTTTTCATTCCCGCTATTATTAATGGAATACTTAATATCATCTTTTAAAGATTTAGATAAGCTGCTAAATATTTTACTTTGGTATCTATCTTCTGGAGTAGAAGATTTACGACTTATTCTTGAAAGTTCTCTTAATTTTCCAGAAAGAATATTAGCTTCTTTTAAAGAAGGATATTTTATTTCATTTGACCCAGGGAGATAAAATTTTTCACCAGCTATAGAAGCTTGTATTTTAGATTCTTTAAAAGGTGTATGATAATTTACAAGCCTATTTAATATTTTTTTATATTTTGGTTCATATTTTAAAAAATGTTGATCATTAATTATATCTGAATATTCTTTAGCTTTATTTGAAAAATTAGATAAATCAAGTTTTAAATTATTTTCATCTGCAATTTTATTTGCTTCATTATATAAAGCATTTTTTTTGACAGTTTCTTCTTGATAAACTTTATTTAAAGATTTACCTAATTTTTCAGGTACTTCAAGAGGAGAAGTATTCCCTAAATATCCAGTTAAAACTTTATTACCACGATTTTCAATATTTTTTGAAATTCTGGCTGTCAAGTCATCACTTCCAGAAAATGGGTTTTTTGATAAAGAATTTTCAGATACACGTTTAAGAAATGGAGAACCTATAATGTCTCCTAGACCAGTTTCAATCCCTCTATTAATTTCTAAATTTCTTTTTAATTCTTTAGCCGTTAATTTTCCACGGAAATAGTTCTTAGCCCCTTTAAATATTGAACCAGCCCCCTTCAATAATGAATCTGTTGCGAGGGATACGCCGCCGCCAAGTAATGCTCCTTCTCCTCGACCCTCTGGAGATTGAACAGCACCATATAATGCACTACCTATCCCCCTTCTTGCTAAAGTTGGAAGAAATTCATTTCCTCCCAATTTAGATGCAATTTTACTAGCATAAGGGATGGATTTACCTGCTATGGCTGCTCGCATAGCATTTAATGGAGCGCCTCCAGAAATAAATCCAGCAATATCCCCTGCAACCTCGCCTATATCATAAGCAGTTCCTTCACTACTCCTTGATAAAGGAATTTGCATACTATCAGGAGCAATCATATTCGCTACTCCTTTAGGGAAATTTACAAGAGAATCTCCAGCACCTAAAATAAAATCTAAATTTGTCTTTAAATGAGGTTTTAATAAATCACCAAAAGCTTGTAAATAACTCCGATCGTCACTAGAATTTTCATTTCCATCAACTAAAACACCACCTTCGCGCATAGCTATTTCGTCATAATCTGTACTAGAATTTTCATTTCCATCAACTAAAATACCGCCTTCGCGCATAGCTATTTCGTCATAATCTGTCGGATTTGACCCCGGATAATCAAAATTATTGTAATAATTATCATCTTCTTCATAATCTTGCATAATTACATTCTTTTGAATTGAGGATGTGAAGAAAGTATTTGTTGGGCTTTATCTTCTGGAAATTGATACATTTTTCCACTTGGCGAAACAATGGTTACCATGCCAGATTCTTTAGATTTTTTATTATTAATATCTTTTGATATAGAAATAGGATTAATTTTTGGCATTATTCTTTGTCCGCCTAATGGGTTTGCACTTTTTTCAACTGATTTACCCAACATATCTAGAGTCTGACCCAAATTATTTAATGCTTTTAAGAACTGTTCTGGATTTGATGTCACTTTATCCATTGTCTTATAATACAAGCCCCACAGTTCGTCTCTCTGTTGATTGGTAGACGCCATATTATCCAATTGCTTTACCCTATTTAGTAAAACTATAGCTTTATCAGTCATAAATGATAAATATTCCATATAAACATCAGGATTTTTTTGTAGTAAAGCATCGATAGCAGCTTTCCCTTTTCCAACAGCACCCGCATATAAACTAGCTGAAATTGCCTGTTTCTGGAAAATCGGATCATTCATCATTTCAGCAACTTGAATACCACCTTCTAATTGATTACGCGTTTTTGTGGTAACAAGCGCATTATTTGCTGAAATGTTTGCAGCGTCTTTTATTCTTTGCGCATCTTCTGGAGACGTATTAAACAGCGCTGGCATAGGAGGAGTAGTATTTTGTTCAATATTCTGCATGTCATTCATAGCCATACCTTGGTTTGGCATTGGCATATTCTTAGGAAATGGTAATTGTTGCATATCAGGGATTAAAGATTGTGTACCAATATCTTTAATACGACCTATACCACTATTTATGAGAGCATTTTTTTCCATTTCATTAGGATTAAAAGTTAAATTTTCTTTTGTTAAATCAGGGAAATATTTTGTAATTACTTTTTCTAAAGCAGGGTTCATCTGTCCAGAATTATTTTTTTGTTCAAGTGCTTTATTCGACATCATGTTAAGCATATTTGTATATGCTTCTGAATTATCAGAAATCCACGCAAAACGTGCTGCCGGAGGCATCGCATTTAAAGTACGAGACATTTCATAAGCGGCGCCAAATCTGCTATTTCTAGGATTATTTACATCTTTAAAAGCCCCCAATGCCTGCTGTAATGGGTAAAAATAAGCCTGTTGTTTTAATAAATTAGCATGCGAATCCCTTTCATTAAGCCTGGATTCCATATCGTTAGAATAATATTTTGACTCTTCGTTAACCAAACCAGTTTGCGCTAATCTATGAGCAATTTGGGATTTTATATCATCTGGGTAATACTGAGATTGTTGATTTATTAGATTAGTCTGTGCATTCATATGAGGGGCTTGCGCTTTCTTATATTGAAGTTCTGCCTCACTCATTTCTGGAGAAAACTGTAAATTTATTTGTGCTAATGCGTTTGCTAATCTTTGTTTTTCAAGTTCCTCTTTCTTAGCCTGTGGATAGTAAAATAAATCCATTCCTTCTTTTATTGCAGGAATAATCCCACGAGTTCCAGGATTTCCTTGTGTTTGAAGAGCGGCAAAATTTACAATCGGAGTTGGCATTTTAGCGGCCTTTTAAAAAAATTTATTTATTAAACCAGTCCCAACAGCACTTCCTAACCCCAGCAAAGAATTAAAATTATCGGCGTTAGCTTGATTCTGATGTTGAGTGCCAGCGAATTGCATACCAGCTTGATTTGTAAGATTATTAGAAAGAGAATTAGCTAACTCACTAGATGCACCATATCCGAGCTGATTTATATCTCCATATCCTTTTAAGCCAGTATCATATAAGTTTAATGCACGTGTTAGAAAATTATAAAAATCTTGGTTTGCAACATCTCCGGCCATAGATGCAGCGTGCATTTGATGCCCAGATGATCCTAATGTTCCACCAGCAGCAGCCGCCGCATTTGCGCCATTCATTGCCTGATTCATTTGGAAATTATATCCAGGCGACTGCGAATAAGTCGCTGCAATTTGGTTCATTAATGCAACTGGGTCTTTTATTAATGATCCATATTGTGACATCAGTTCTTTTAGGCTAGTTCTCCCAGCATTAATATAAGGATTATAATAAGGTGTTATTGTTTCGGGGATTTGATCTAAATAAGGCATCGCTGCATCAGCAGGATTTTCATTAAACGATTTGGAGAATGGATTTAAATTCATTTTTTTTACCTATGCTAT